AAATGTCATTTGCTGATTTAAAGAAGCAATCAAAACTAGGCTCACTAACTGCAAAGTTAGTTAAAGAAGTCGAGAAGATGAACAACAACGGTGCATCAGGTGATGACCGTTTCTGGAAACTAGAAGTAGATAAAAGTGGTAACGGTTATGCTGTTATTCGCTTCCTACCTGCACCAGACAAGGAAGATCTTCCTTTTGTTAAATTATATTCCCATGCCTTCCAAGGCCCCGGTGGATGGTACATTGAAAATTCATTGACTACTTTAGGTCAGAAGGATCCTGTATCAGAATATAATTCCCAGTTGTGGAATAACGGAACAGATGCTGGCAAAGAACTTGCTAGAAAGCAAAAACGTAAGTTAACTTACATTGCGAACATCTATGTCGTTAAAGATCCTACAAATCCTGAGAACGAAGGACAAGTATTCTTATATAAGTTTGGTAAGAAGATCTTTGATAAACTCACTGCAGCAATGCAACCTGAGTTCGAGGATGAAGAGGCAATCGATCCATTTGATTTCTGGCAGGGTGCAAACTTCAAGTTAAAAGCAAAGAATGTCGCAGGATATCGAAACTACGATAGTTCTGAGTTTGCAGCACAAAGTCCTTTATTAGATGACGATGATGCAATGGAAGCAATCTGGAAGAAGCAAAGTTCTCTTGAAGAGTTCAGTGCTCCTACACAGTTCAAGTCCTATGATGAACTTAAGACTCGTCTTGAGTATGTTTTAGGTAAGAGAGGTGTAACACCAGCTGCTCAAGATCCAGAGGTTCAAGAGGAAGAGTATGAAAGAGAACCAGTTGCAGAAAGGGAGACTGTCTCCTCAGTAGCAAGAGGTTCAAGTGAGATAGAAGATGACGATACGTTATCGTATTTCCAAAAACTCGCAGAAGACTAAAAGAAAAGGGGTCGTAAGACCCCCTTTTTTATGGCATAGTTATATTTGTATTCTCTGTTTGTATCGTATTATCATCAACGAATTGTGATGATGGGCCATATAACATTATGTCTCTAAAATCATCAAGGAATTGTGTAAGGAACCCATTCTTAAGAACAAATATATTTCTCTTATTATCATTCAGTCGTGTCTCATGAACATAATTACTTACTGCTGATACAGGATCATCTATTGCTGCGACATTGGTTCCTAATTTAGTCAAATCATTTGTCTTTACTTCACCTCCATCAGAATAAAATAATTTAAAATCTTGATTTACTTTTTTACCTTTTTCTAAAACTATTCTTCCCTTTGAATCTTTTATTTCTTTTGTTTCAAAATATTTTGGATCATTCAAATTTTCACCATACTTATTAAGAGAATATTCATATAAATCATTATTTGACAATGGCCATTCTGAACGAATATTAACAATACCTGCACATACGATCACAACCCAATCTAAATTTTCTGAACCATACAATTCCTCTGCAACATTATCTGGTCGGAATCCCTCTGGTATTTCATACTTGTTGAATAAAGTAATAATATTTTGAAGATCCTCTCTTAATTTTACACGACGAAATAAATTCTTCGCATCAATATAATCTAAAGACGAATCATTACTTATGAATGATGGGTATCGTAGTGTTGGTAATTCTCTGAAATACATTAGAATCCTACTCCTGATGAATCTTTGTCATAATCATCAAAGTAAATAGGTTCAATCTCTTTAAATGATAAGTTAAGTTGCATGGAGATTGGTGTTGCATCATCATAAGTTGCATATACACCTTCCCCTGTATAATTTACAGACATATTAGTAAGAAAACATTGTTTGAATTGATTTAAGAATGGATGATTACTATTTCCTTTACGATATCTTAATTCAAATAAATTTGGAGTTTTCATGAAAATTGCAGCACCACCTACTTTATCCTTTCCAGTTTTAGGTGACATATTTTGTTTAAATGATCTTATGATTTGTTTACATTGATTTGCTTCTTGAGGACTACGAGGTGTAAATTTAAAAGTAAAACTAAAACTTCTTAGTGTTGGGCCATTGAATAATAATTCAAGGTTTGGATTAAATATTTGACCAGTTTGTCTTGCCATCAAATCTTCTGTGGATACGTTTGCACCGAATACACCCAAAGCAGCAGAGGTAGCTTTTGCAGTCAAACCCTGTTGTGCAGCAGTAAGTAATGCTTCAGGATTATCGACCTTAAGGTTTGCACTAAGATCAGCTCTTATTTTTTCTCCTGCTTTAGAAAATGTTTGTTCATTTGTAAGTGCTTTAGCAACTTCTGTACCTGCTTTCATACCACCACTAATCGCACCAGCCGCAGCACCCATCAGAGTGTTCATTTTACTATCACCGTAACTCGCTGAGTTGCCATCTTTTATATCAGATGGTATTTGTAATAATATTGTTCCATTATTTTTAACCGACTTTCTTGAGAGAGATCCAGAACGTGTATTTCCTGCTTTTCTATCTAATGTATTTCTACCAAAACCTTGTGCACCAATTAATTTAGATCCCTTTCCACCTGCTACATCTTGTCTTACATATTCTTTAATATCTATCTGTAAATAATCAGTTGTACCAGTTAATGCTTCTAATGGATATCTTAAAATTGCCATATCGACCTTATTTTTTAACTATTTAGACGAAATTTTCCAAAGGGTAATGCTTGTAGATCTTTTATCTCATCAGCTGTCACTTGATATATACCACCAACTACTTCATTAAAGGTATATTGCCTTGATTCTCCCCAGTGAAAATTGACTCCTACAAAACCCCATGAAAATACAGATGTCACTGCTACTAGAGGATTCTGATCATATCTGATTCCCGGTGTTTTTGGATTATAAACAAATAAACAAAAATTTCCTGCCTGTGGTGCACCACCCTCTGTAAGAAGATCCATGATTTCCACCATCAAATCATCGGGATCTTCAATACCAATTAACACATCTAATGCTGGTGCAATGCGACTCATTTAATTCCTAATTCATCTTCGGTCATCACTTTAAATTCATAAAGTCTGTCTTTACAAAAACTACTGGCTGCTTTCCATTTAGCCTGATTACGAGCATATTCATATGCTTCATATAGATAACTCTTTGTTTGTCTTTTTGGTTTAGTAGGAGGTTTCAATTGTTTCTTTGGTTTCACCTCAATGATATACTTTTTTATCTTACCTGTAGTTTCTCTGAGTTTTACATAGAAGTCTGGAAAATATCTATGTACTTTCCCATCAATAGGTGATAGATATGGTATTGCAATTTCTTCACTTCCCCACTCAAGTATATTTTCATTAAGATCACAATACACCATGAATTTTCTCTCCCATAAGGAACGATAAATCACTTTTGTATAATCACCTTTGTATTTTCGAGGGTATGTAGGTTGATACCTTCCCTTATATGACATAAATAGAAATATAGTAAAATCATATAGGTATTTAGTGTGAGTTTCGTATCAAAAATAACGATGGATGATGCCAAAGTAAAATTTGGTAGTCTTTCACTTAATAATCAATATCAAGTGCATTTTGCTGGTTTGAACGGTGAGGTAATACAATTTCTGAGAGTTGATAAAAGAATTGATAATGTTCAGGATTTTATTAGTCGTGAAACTGGTATACTTTGTAGTGATGCATCATTACCTGCGAGTGCCTATGCCACAGCAGAGGTGAAAGATAATTTTATGGGTGTTCCACAGGAATTTGTGCACTCAAGATTATATACTGATATTGATTTTACCTTTTATGTCGATAAAGATTATACAGTTTTGAATATATTTGAAGGATGGATGGACTATATCTCTAGTGGTGCTTCTGGTGAGGTAAGAGATTTTCAAAAACCATTTTATCGTAGAATGAGATATCCTGATACTTATAAGTGTGATACCATGTTTATTACTAAATTTGAAAAGAATCAAAAAAGACTTTTGAGATATCAATTTATCAATGCATTTCCTAAAGCAATTACTCCAATGCCTGTTACTTACGGACAGGCTGACTTACTCAGAGTGACTGTAAGTTTCAACTATGACAGGTATATTGTTGCAAACAAAGTAAATCCATGATATACTGCTAAATAAACATACTGAATCAGATAATTATGCCATTACCCAAGATTAATACTCCAACGTATGAATTGACATTACCATCAAATAGTAAGAAAATTAAGTATCGTCCCTTCCTTGTCCGTGAAGAAAAGATACTAATTTTAGCACTTGAATCTCAGGACATGAAACAAATATCAAGTTCGATTGTTGAGATCATGGCTGATTGTATTCTTACAAAGGGAGTTGATATAAACAAACTACCTAGTTTTGATATTGAATATTTGTTCTTAAATATACGTGCAAAATCAGTTGGAGAGACAGTTGAAGTTGTCGTGACTTGCCCTGATGATGGAGAGACAACAGTTGATACAGAGATAAGTATTGACTCAATTAAAGTCAAGAAAACAAAAGGACATAAGAATATTGTCAAACTTGATGATAAGTATTCAATGAAACTTAAGTATCCTTCGATGCAACAATTTATTGACGCAAACTTTGATGCAGGTGAAGAGGGTAGTCAGGTTGCTCAATCATTGAACATGCTTTCAACTTGTATTGATATGATATATGATGAGGAAGAAAGTTGGGATGCAAGTGATAGTACACCTGATGAGTTGAATGAATTTGTTGAACAATTGAATACTAAACAGTTTAAAGATGTTGAAAATTTCTTTAACACTATGCCTAAGTTGGAACATAAAGTTAAAGTTAAAAATCCAAAAACAGGAGTTGAAAGTGATGTTGTACTGGAGGGACTAGCAAGTTTTTTCAGTTAGGTATGGCTCACACGACTCTTGAGTCATACTATAAGGTAAACTTTGCCTTGATGCAACACCATAAATATTCATTAACAGAGATTGAAAACATGATGCCTTGGGAACGAGATGTGTACGTTACCCTGTTGAAACAATATATTGAAGAGGAAAACATTAAAGCACAACAAAGTGGCTAAA